AAAAAAATTAACAACTTACTTGGAATTAACGAATTAATTATCTACAATATAATTAATAAATAAAATAAATTAATAACTTAAAGGAAAAAATCATGGCATTAGATTTAAGCGCGATTAAAAACAAACTTAACCAATTGAACAACACTGACAACAAAAAACAAATGTTGTTCAAACCCGAGCCAGGGAAAACAAGAGTACGTATAGTTCCATATGTGTACCGAAAAGAAAATCCATTTTTAGAATTGTATTTTAACTACGAAGTAGCAAAAAGAAGTTTGCTATCTCCAGTTACAAACGGCAATCCAGATCCAATTGCAGAATTTGCAGAGAAATTAAAAAATACTGGAGATAAAGACGATTGGTTGCAAGGAAGAAAAATTGAACCTAAAATGAGAACGTTTGTTCCAGTTATCGTTCGAGGTAAAGAATCGGAAGGTGTTAAATTTTGGGGGTTTGGTAAAACTATCTATTCAGAACTATTATCAATTATTTCGGATCCTGATTATGGTGATATCACCGATTTAACATCGGGTCGCGATATTGATATTGAATTTATTAAGCCGACTATGCAAGGCGAATATCCAAAAACATCAATTCGTGTTAAACCAAATGTAACGCCGGCAACTGAAGATAAAGCAATTGCTGAAAAAATCATGAATCAGCCAAAAATTGAAGATATCTATCCTGAGCCGTCTTATGACGAATTAAAGGAGTTATTGCAAACCTGGCTGAACCCAGAGAATGCAGATGCAGATGCACCCGAAAGTGTAGCAGCACCAACAGCTGATACTAATTCCACTGATGAGCCAAATGCACCATCTGATGAAGTGAAAACAAATGTTGCTGATGCATTTGACAAACTATTTAATGACTAAAATAAAGTAAGGTTATAGTATGTCTAAGAAAAAGTCAAAATCTAAATCTGAACTAACGGATGCATTAGCTGGAGAATTAGCAGAAAATATTAATAAGCAATTCAAAGGTCAAAATTATAAAACTGCATTTTTTTTAGAAGGCGATGACGATGCTCCAACCAATGTACACGAATGGGTATCAACGGGATCTTCAATATTAGATTTAGCAATATCAAACCGACCAAATGGGGGCTTTCCAGTTGGGCGTATTACGGAAGTAACTGGATTAGAAGCTTCTGGTAAGTCTTTATTAGCAGCACATTCATTAGCAGAAACGCAGAAAAAGGGTGGTTTGGCTGTTTATATAGATACTGAGGCAGCAACATCGCCTGAGTTTTTACAAGCAATTGGCGTAGATCTAAAAAGTATGCTTTATGTTCCATTAGAAACGATTGAGGAGATATTTGAAACTATTGAAACGATTGTAGAAAATGTACGAAAATCAGATAAGGATCGGTTAGTTACAATAATTGTAGATTCAGTAATGGGTGCGTCGACTAAAATAGAAATGGATGCTGAATATGACAAAGATGGTTATGCAACATCGAAGTCCATTATATTGTCGAAGGCAATGCGGAAAGTTACAAATTGGATAGCCCGAGAACGTATATGTTTAGTCTTTACTAATCAACTGCGAACAAAATTAGGTGTATCATTTGGTGATCCGTGGACAACGTCTGGGGGTAAAGCATTGCCATTTCACTCATCGGTTCGATTGCGTTTAAAGTCTGTCGGTCAGATAAAAGCAAAAGTAAATGGGAAGGATGTACCGGTTGGAATTAAAACTAGATGCTTAGTTATTAAGAATCGAATGGGACCTCCCCTTAGATCGGTTGATTATGATATCTATTTTGATAGTGGTATTGATAATTACGGAGGCTGGTTAACTACAATGAAAGATTTCAAAATAGTTACTCAAGGCGGCGCTTGGTATACATATCAAGATATTGATCTAGACACCGGGGAAGTATTATCCGAAGTTAAATTCCTTTCAAAGGATTTTGCTGAAAAAGTGATTAATAACAAGGAAATGCGAGATAGGTTATATATGCGTATTTGTAATGAATATATATTTAAGTATCGAGCAAATGTTGATGGTGGTATTGACGATGTTTCTGTCGACGATGAGGTCATCAACGAGGAAGGTTAATTTTTCATATCTCAAATAAAAAATGTCTCTATGCAATTATGTATAGGGGCATTTTTACTGTATCATAATTTGGTATTATGATAAATAATATATAATATAAATTATATGAACAAATATCAGAAACTATTTCAAGAATTAAGCAAAGAAAAAGAAAATGCTCAGTCGGATGTTAATGATAATATTTTAATATTTGATGGTTTGAATACATTTATACGAGCATTCGGTGCAACTCCGTCTACTAATGAGGATGGCGATCACATCGGCGGAATGACTGGATTTTTATTTTCTATTGGCAAAGCAGTTCGAGATTTTAAGCCGTCTAGGTGTATTATTGTCTTTGACGGAGTTGGAGGATCTAGACGCAGAAAAAAGATTGATCCTAATTATAAAGCAAACAGGGCAAATAAAACAAGGTTGCGTAGGCACGATCATCAACGATTCCCAACAATTGAAGAAGAGCAAGAAGCCATGCGACACCAATTTAGTAGGCTAATTTCATACTTAGATTGTTTACCAGTTACATTTTTATCAATTGATGGTATTGAAGCTGATGACACCATTACGTATATTTCGGAAATGTATAAAGATATAAGTAAATGTATCACAATTGTGAGTACAGATCGAGACTTTTATCAATTAGTAGACGATACGGTACGAATATGGAGCCCAATTAAAAAACGTATGTATACTACAGACACTATTATGGAGGAATTTAATGTACATCCAAATAACTATGTAGTATATAGATCGTTTACTGGAGATAAATCTGATAATATCGATGGGGTTAGTGGAATTGGTCCTAAAACTATAAGTAAATTATTACCAGAACTAGCAAAACCAGACGTATTTACAGTTGATGATGTTATAAAAAAATCAAAGAGTTTAATAACAGAATCAAATAAATATAAAAAGATTGTTAGTCATGATGAGACATTACATAAAAATTTCAAGTTAATGGATCTCAAACAACTAGATATTTCAGCTCACCACAAATCCAATATACGAAATATCGTACAAGCCCCAATTCCTATATTAGATAAAAATGAATTTCGTAGATTATTTATGGAAGATAAGATGTGGTCGACAATGAAAGATTTACCAAAATGGATGAATACAACATGGCTACCATTAAATGCATTTGCACTAGAAACACATAATGTGGATAATTAAATATGACATCAAACGATAAGTTAACAGAATATGGCTGGAGCTTTCAAGTTAAAGCAATTGCGGCAATGTTTACGGATAGAGGATTCTTACAACAGATAGCTGATATTATACAACCAGAATATTTTGAATCAGATGCTAATATATGGTTATTAGAAATAATATTAGATCATTTTAGGGAATATAAATCACCTCCAACAAAGGATGTTATAAAGGTTAAAATAACTGATATAACGGATGAAGTATTAAAAGTTGCTATATTAGAACAACTTAAAGAAATTTTCCGTTATATGGAATCAGATGATCTAACCTTTGTTAAAGATGAGATTTTAACATTCTGTAAAAACCAAGAGATTAAAAAGGCTATCACTGAATCAGTTCAATTATTGTCAGTTGGTAACTTTGATGCAATTAAGTCAACAATTGATACTGCGATGAAAGCCGGCGCAGATACTGACGTTGGATTAGACTATAAAAAAGATGTCATTAATCGATATACAGAATCTGCTAGGGATACTATTTCTACGGGCTGGGATGTAATTGATGATTTAATGGACGGTGGATTAGCTAAAGGCGAGCTAGGCGTAGTAATGGCACCAGCTGGTATTGGTAAATCGTGGTTATTGATTAATATTGGTAAAAATGCTTTAAAAAATAGAAAAACTGTAATACATTATACATTAGAATTAAATCAAGATTATGTAGGTCAACGATATGATTCTGTATTAACAGGCATTGGAGCTCAAGATTTAAAACACCACATTGATGATATCGAACAGACTATAAATAATACATCGGGTGACTTAATTATAAAATACTTTCCGACGAAGTCAG